TCAAAAACACTTGTATCAGCCTCAGAAAAAAGAGTCAAAAATAAGCATTAACTTTGCAAGGTATAGGAACAAAGGAATTTACAGTGAATTAATTAAGTGATGAAAGAAGTTAAGATAAATATAAATGACGTAGGCTTTCCAAATCAGTTTGTATCTGATGCAGAAAAAGCAACAGACGAATATGGATTACAAATAGGACAAGCAATTCAATACGAGTGGTTTAGAAAAGATGGAAACCAATGTAGGTTTTATAATCAGTTTGCAAACTTTAATAGGTTAAGGTTGTATGCACGAGGAGAGCAACCTATAGGTAAATATAAAAATGAATTAGCTGTTGATGGTGATTTATCATATCTTAATTTAGATTGGACTCCCGTTCCTATACTTCCTAAGTTTGTAGATATAGTAGTTAATGGTATGGCAGATAGACTATTTAAGGTTAATGCTTACGCACAAGACGCTATGTCTCAGGCTAAACGAACCAAGTATCAAGATATGGTAGAAGGACAAATGGTTGCTAAAGACTTGTTATCTAACATACAGCAAAACTTTGGTGTCGACCCATTTACTATTCCACCTGATGAGCTTCCTTCTACAGATGAAGAGATGTCATTATATATGCAGATTAATTATAAACCTGCAATAGAGATAGCTGAAGAAGAAGCTATTAATACTTTGTTTGATAGTAACCATTACTCAGATTTAAGAAAGAGATATGATTATGACCTAATGGTTCTTGGTGTAGCTATGGCAAAGCATGAGTTCTTACCCGGAGCAGGAGTTAAAGTATCTTATGTAGACCCTGCTAATGTTGTTTATAGTTATACTGAAGACCCACACTTTAAAGATTGTTTCTATTGGGGTGAAATAAAAACTGTTCCTATAACAGAGTTAATGAAGATTGACCAAGACTTAACGAGAGAAGATTTAGAAAAGATTAGTCAGTACAGTCAGAATTGGTATAACTATTATAATGTCGCTCAGTTTTATGAGAACAGTTTATTCTATAGAGATACGTGTACCCTATTATACTTTAACTATAAAACCACAAAGAAGATAGTTTATAAAAAGAAAAAGCTAGATGGTGGAGGAGAAAGAGTTATTGAAAAGGATGATAGCTTTAATCCACCTGAAGAAATGATGGAAGAAAATAACTTTGAAAAGATAGAAAAAACTATTGATGTATGGTATGATGGTATAATGGTAATGGGTACTAATATATTATTGAAGTGGGAGATGGCTGAAAATATGGTACGACCAAAGTCTGCTACTCAACACGCACTTCCTAACTATGTAGCAGTAGCACCAAGAATGTACAAAGGAGCTATTGAATCTTTGGTAAGAAGAATGATTCCCTTTGCTGACTTAATCCAAATCACTCATTTAAAAATACAGCAGGTATTATCTAAGGTTGTACCTGATGGTGTATTCATAGATGCTGATGGGTTAAGTGAGGTAGACCTTGGCACAGGTAATGCTTACAATCCTGAAGATGCATTAAGATTGTATTTTCAAACAGGTAGTGTAATTGGAAGAAGTTATACACAAGATGGTGAGTTCAACCAAGCAAGAGTTCCTATTCAAGAATTAAATAGTAATTCAGGTGCGTCTAAGTTGCAGATGTTAGTTAACAACTACAATCATTACTTGAATATGATTAGAGATGTGACCGGACTTAACGAAGCAAGAGATGGTTCTACACCAAATCCTGACGCATTAGTAGGTGTTCAAAAGTTAGCAGCATTAAATAGCAATACTGCAACAAGACATATTCTAGATAGTAGCTTATATATTTATAAAACTTTAGCTGAAGGTCTTACATATAGAGTAGCGGATATTCTTGAGTATTCTGATTTTGCTGAAGAGTTTACAAACCAAGTAGGAAAGTATAACGTATCTATCTTAAATGAAATCAAAGACTTATATATATATGACTTTGGTATTTTTATAGAGGTTAGTCCTGACGAAGAAGAGCAAGCTATGCTTGAGCAAAATATTCAGATGGCTTTATCGAAGAATGACATCAACCTTGAAGACGCAATTGATATTCGAGAACTTAAAAACTTGAAACTTGCTAATCAACTTTTAAAGTTGAAAAGAAAACAAAAGCAGGAAAGAGAAGAAAAGATGAAGATGCAACAGCAAGCAATGCAAGCACAAGCTCAAATACAATCTCAACAGGTTGCTGCTCAAGCTGCTCAACAAAAAATACAAGCTGAGACCCAATCTAAGATGCAGATTAAACAAGCTGAGATAGCTTTTGAAATAGAGAAGATGCAGGCAGAAGCTAAATTAAAAAGTGAATTGATGGCTGAAGAGTTTGCTTATAATCAACAACTAAGAGATATTAGTGAGAATGCTTTACAAACTAGAGAAAATGAAAGAGAGAAAGCTAAATCAGATAGAATTACACAGCAAAACAATCAACAATCTAAATTAATTAATCAACGAAAGAACAACTTGCCTCCTCAAGAATTTTCAGCAGACGATAAGCCTGTACCCCCTATGCAAAAGATGCAAGGAGGAAAGCCACCTATCTTTGAATCTAATGAAGATAGTTTAGATGGATTTGACTTAGCAGAGTTCTCTCCAAGGTAGCTTGAAATAATGTAAAAATTTTGTGTAACTTTGTAACAAAATCAAATTAAATGGAAATAAAAGTAAAATCATTAGACGAAGTCGAAAGTAAAAGCGTGCAAGAAGTAGAGAAAGAATTACTTGAAAAGCACGAAGAACAATTTGAAGACTCAACAGAAAAAGAGGAAGTAACCAATGTGGAGGCTACTACAGATGAAACCACTTCAGCAGATGAAGTAAAAGAAGAACCACAGGAAGCTTCGCCTTTGACGGATGATGACGTTCTTTCATATATTGAAACTAAGTACGGAAAGAAAATCAATTCATTTGATGAGTTGATGGAAGAGCGAGAGGCATCAGAAGAATTACCTGAAGATGTAGCCGCTTACTTTAAGTACAAAAAAGATACAGGTCGTGGTATAGATGATTATGTTAAGTTACAACAAGACTTTGATTCTATGGAAGACGACAAACTGTTAGCAGAGTATTATCTTACAACAGAGGAAGGTTTAGATGGTGATGATGTAAAAGATATGATAGATGAGTTTTCATATGATGAAGACTTAGACGAAGAAAAGTTTGTAAGAAAACAAAGACTAACAAAGAAAAAAGAAATTGCTAAAGCTCGAAAGTTTTTTACTGAGCAGAAGGAGATATATAAACAACCTCTTGAGTCAAGTACGGTTGGAATGTCTGAAGAAGCGAAGAAGCAACTAGAAGAGTATAAGCAGTATTTAGATAATGCAAAGTCATATCAAGAGGAGAACAAACGTAAGACGGAGTGGTTCCATAAAAAAACAAATGAAGTCTTTACAGATGAGTTCAAAGGTTTTGAGTTCAAGTTAGATGATAAAAATGTTACTTACGCTCCCGGTGATTTAGCTGAATTAAAAAAAGCACAGTCTACTCCAATGAACTTTATTAATAAGTATTTGGATGAGAATGGTTTGATTAAGGATGCGGCAGGATATCACAGAGCTTTATCTATTGCAATGAACCCTGACAAGTTTGCAAAGTTCTTTTATGAACAAGGGCAAGCTGCAGCAGTGGATGATGTAATGCGTAAACAAAAGAATGTCAATATGACAACACGCAAAGCACCTGAGACTGTAACGAAGGGGGGAATGAAAATTAGGTCCGTCAATCCTGACTCAGGTCGTGGACTAAAAATTAGAAGTATAAAGAAAATTTAAAAATTAAAACTTAAAAAAAATGGCAGTACAAGCAGTACCGGGGTTTGATTTACAACCCTCAGCAGAACAGGTCGCATTAGCGACTAATTATATTACCAACTTTGATTTCTTGAATCAGTATCTACCTGATACATATGAGAAAGAATTTGAAAGATATGGTAACAGAACAGTAGCATCTTTCTTACGTTTAGTAGGAGCAGAGATGCCATCTAACTCTGACCTTATCAAATGGGCAGAGCAAGGAAGATTACATACTAAATATGTTAATGTAAACGCAGATACAGCGGCAGGTTTGACAGTTCAAACTTACACTGTTAATGATGCTAACGTAACAGGTATAGCAATTAGAGCAGGACAAACTGTATTAGTGGTAGATAATGCTACAGGAAACAGTAATAAAGGTCTTGTAACAAACATTGTGAATGCAGGTGGTACCGGTGTAGGTAGTTTTACCCTTACATTTTATGAAGCAGCAGGTACGATTGCAATCAATCAAACGTGTACAATCATGATTTATGGTTCTGAATTTGGAAAAGGAACAAATGGAATGGTTGGAAGCCTTGAGGCTGAAGATGTATTCTTTGATAACAAACCAATCATCATCAAAGATAAGTACGCAGTATCAGGTTCTGATATGGCACAAATCGGATGGGTTGAAATTTCAACTGAGAATGGAGGAACAGGGTATCTTTGGTATTTAAAGTCTGAGCATGAGACAAGACTACGATTTGAAGATTACCTAGAAACAGCCATGATTGAAGCAGTTCCTGCTTTAGCAGGTTCAGCCTTATTAGCAGGTGCTACTACAGGTTCAGATGGTATCTTCTACGTTGTAGAGAACAGAGGAAATGTTTGGGGTGGTGGTAATCCACAGACTCTAGGTGATTTCGATGCAGTTATCCAAAGATTAGACAAGCAAGGTGCAATCGAAGAGAATGTTATCTTCTTGAATCGTCAGTTTGGATTTGATGTAGATGATATGTTAGCAGCACAAAACTCTTACGGAGCAGGTGGTACGTCTTACGGACTATTTGACAATGACGAAGAGATGGCTCTTAACTTAGGATTCTCAGGATTCAGAAGAGGATATGACTTCTACAAGACAGATTGGAAATACTTGAATGACCCAACAATGAGAGGTGGTATTGACGGAGCAGGTGTAGGAATCAATGGACTTTTAGTTCCTGCAGGTTCAACATCTGTATATGACCAAATCCTTGGAAAGAATGCTAAGCGTCCTTTCTTACATGTACGTTACAGAGCTTCTGTCT